AGACACTTATACTGGACAAATTTTAATTTACCAGCTGATTTGAATGAAAGAAAGCAAGGTAAGGGTAAAATGTGTGGACAAATAAATGAAGAAAGAAAATTTTTGGAAAGTTTTCATAAAATTAATCTTAGTACATATAAGGGTAAACAAGATAAAAGAAAAATTGCAAGAAACCTTGTTGACTATGAGGCTGGTAAAACAATATTTCAAACTGCTTTAGGTATTATTAAAAAACAAAATGTTAATCAAACAACACTATTCTAATGAATGAAGTATTAAATAAAATAGCTGAGATAATAGAAGATTATAACAATACTACTATTAGTGATGGAGTAAAACTAAATGAACAGCTAAAGAACTTAACAAGCTACCTATATTATATTGAAGGTATTAAAAGTAAATATCACCAAGACTATGAAGAAATAGTTTACAACAAAGTAAACAATGAAAAGCTTAGTGTTGCAAGAGCAGTTAACATAGCTAATGTAGAAGTGCCTGAAGTGTATAAGCTAAGAAAATTAACAAGTGCTGGTTATAGGGTTTGTGATGCTATTAGAAGTAATATAAGTTTTTTAAAATTAGATTATAATAATGTAACTAAAACTTACTAACTTTGTATAAACAACAAAAACTATTTTGTCTAATAATGAGGTTCTACAAATCTTAGCACAGTATCAACAGAAATGGGAAGCAATGGCAACTAAGCTCTTATATGCCAATTCTGAATTAAAAGCTATTGATATTGTTCAAGATATGTATGTTAAAGTGTTTGATGAATTAACAAACAATGAACTGCAAATAGATAACTTAATAGTTAACAAGAAGCCACACTTTGGAATAGTTAAAACAATTATTAAAAGGCTTATACAAGTAAAGAGTAAAAACAAAAACAATAAAATAAGGCTTAACAACTTACACAAAGAAATAGCTGATGAACTACAAGAGCAAGAAAAAGATATTGATAAAAAGATAGATGAAGTACTGCAAGAAATGTATTGGTTTGATAGAAAGCTATTTAACTTATATAGAAAAGAATTTCATAGTATAAGAAAGCTAAGTAAAGCAACAAAGATAAGCCACGCAACAGTACACAAAACAATAGCAAAATGCAAACAGGAACTAAAAAACAAAATAAAACTGTAAAGAAAAAAACAACTAAAAAGAAAGTAGTTAAGTCTAAAGGTTTAGGAGATACTATTGCTAAAGTAACTAAAGCAACAGGAATAGATAAAGTAGTGAAGTTTGTAGCTGGTGAAGATTGTGGTTGTGAGCAAAGAAAAGAAGCTCTTAACAAGTTGTTTCCATACAATAAGCCTAAATGTTTACAAGAGCAAGAATATAACTTCTTAAAAGAATTTTATAAAACCCACAAAAATAGATTAACTGAAGATGAACAAAAAAAACTAATAGAAATAAGCAATAGAGTACTACACACAAAAAGAAAGATAAGCAATTGTTCTAGTTGTGTAAAAGAATTAATAGCAGATTGTAAAAGATTATTTGAAAACTATGATGCATAAAGATACCCAAGCAAAAGAAAAGAAACTATTAACATATTTAAGTAAAGAAAAAAAAACAGAGTTTGACAAACTACTAGAAGAATTAGAAAAAAAACCAGTACCAAAAAGACAATGCAGCATAGATGATAACACTTGTGAAAGTTGTAGTGGATAAAACAAAAGACAATGCCAAAGCCAAAAGTAAATGAAAGCAGAAAAGACTTTATGATTAGGTGCATACCTATTGTAATAAAGGAAGGTAAAAGCAAAGAACAAGCTGTTGCTCAATGTTCATCAATATATAGCAACAAAGCAAAGTATGAAAGATGATAATGATAAAATATTAACTCTAGCAATACTGTTTACATTGTTGTTAATTATTATTATTATATCAAGTATATTTATAAGATGAGAGGGTATTTAATTGCATTAGTTTTTTTAATTGTTGAGGTTTATAAATACAGAACAGATACAGAACAAAAGAAATGTCAAAAGAAGATTTAATACCATTTAAAAAAGGACAGTCAGGAAATCCTAATGGCAGACCTAAAGGAAGTAGAAATAGAAGCACTATTGTAAAAGAAGTTTTACAGATGCTAAGCAAAGAAGATAACCCACTTACAGGCAAAGAAGAATGGCTAACCAATGAGCAAAGAATGACAATAAGCATATTGTTAAAAGCTCTTAAAGGTGATGTTAATGCTTACAAGGCTTTAATGGACTCTGCTTATGGTACTGCAAAAGATACAGTAGATATTAACAGCAATGAAAAAAGAAGTATAGACTTTAAACATCTAATTAGTGGAATTAAAGCTAAGCAATAAATATCTAGTATTAGAAAATGATACTAGGTACTTCATTGTAACTGGTGGTAGAGGTTCAGGCAAATCATTTGCAATAAACACATTATTAACGCTTCTAACGTACGAACAAGGTCACAAGATACTATTTACTCGTTACACATTAAGAGCTGCCAGTATATCAATTATTCCTGAGTTTATAGAAAAGCTAGAACTACAAAAGATAGAGCAAGATTTTCACATTACTAAAGATGAAATCATTAACAAGCAAACAGGAAGCAAGATTTTATTTAGAGGTATTAAAACAAGTTCAGGTGACCAAACAGCAAACCTTAAATCATTACAAGGTGTTACCACTTGGGTGTTAGATGAAGCAGAAGAACTAACTGATGAAACTATATTTGATAAGATAGATTTAAGTATCAGGCAAAAGGATAAAGACAATAGAGTTATATTAATACTTAACCCAACAACAAAAGAAAATTTTATCTATCAAAGATTCTTTGAAGCTAGAGGTGTTGAAGCTGGTAGCAACACAATCAAAGCTGATACTACTTACATACACACAACTTACTTAGACAATATAGAAAACCTTTCAGAAAGCTATATTAAACAAATAGAGCAAATGAAAGAGAGAAGACCAAACAGATACAAGCATACAATACTTGGTAGTTGGTTAGATAAAGCTGAAGGTGTTATATATAGCAATTGGAGTATTGGAGAATTTAAGCAAGTAGGTAAGATTGTATTTGGTCAAGATTATGGTTTTAGCAATGACCCTTCAACATTAATTAAGACAAGCATAGACAAAGACAATAAGATTATTTATGTACAGCAATGCTTCTATCAAACAAAGCTTACAACAAGTGAGATAGCAGTATTAAATAAAAAGTATGCTGGTGATAATTTAATAGTAGGTGATAGTGCTGAACCAAGATTAATAAATGAGCTAAGCAGACATAACAAAGTAGTACCAGCTATTAAAGGTCAAGGCTCAATAACTTATGGCATTAGCTTATTACAAGATTATGATTTAGTAATTAGTGAAGATAGTGTTGAGTTAGTTAAAGAACTTAATAACTATTGTTGGTTAGAAAAAAAGAGTCAAACACCTTGTGATAATTGGAATCATTGTTTAGATGCATTAAGGTATGCAGTTAGCTATCAATTACAAAATCCAAATAGTGGTGAATATTTCCTTTATTAGTCTTTTACCTTAATTAGTGTTTTACCAAATCTCCAGTTAAATGGGTCTTTTAATTCATAGTAAGTAAAACCATTTTTCTTCATTAAGGTTTTACCTTTGTGGATTCTGCCTTTGTAGTAAATGTTTAGTGTTTTCATATTTTAAATATATAAAAATATTTTTTAATTAATTACAAAAAAAAACAAAAAAACAGCTTCCAACAGATATAGCAATGCTCAAGCAAAGCTATAGCAATGCTTAACCAATGCCCAAGCATTAAGATAAGATAAAATAAGATAAGATAAGATGTAAAAAAAAATATAAAAAAAAGTTGTAAAATGTTTTGTAGTTTATAAATATATTTATATATTAGCATTGTATTTAAAACTAAACAAAATGAAAGCTACACAATTAACACCAGAACAAATACATAAAATAGTTATTGCACTTGAACTTACTTACGGAGATGAAAGTAATTATGACAGCAAGGCTATGAAATTAGCAAATCAAATATCTAAAGCAAAAGCAGTTATTACTGCTAAATAACTAAACACTTAACAACTAAATTAAGAGCTACTTTAACAGGTAGCTTTTTTTTTGCTTAAAGTTTTTTAAATTTGTATATAACACTTT